TTAGTGATTGTGCAGCTATGTTTTTTGGAAAACATTCTATTAATTGTACTCCGTATCTTCTTCTATCTTTTTGGTCTAATTGATGTATTTCTAACGCACCAGTATAATCATCATAGTAACCCATTGACCAAGTTTGTGGATTGTATGCAAGTCTTTGCCAAGTTTCAAAGAATGATTTTTCTCTCATATCAGATGAACATCTGAACACACCAGTAATTTCTGCATAAGAATATCCTTGCACTATTTCTCTTGTTGGGCCATATATGTTTGTATCTGGACTTGTATCAAGGTTACGGCCAGGAAACTCTATGGATTCACATTGTAATCCAGTTTTTCTTGTTGTTCCTTCACCAGTATTTTCTTGCATAACTTTTGCAAATATATTATTTAATGCACCTTGAGGTTTACCTCTAGTTCCTTGTGGTGGTAGTATTACAACTTCATACCTTGAGGGTAATGCATAACCATCATCAGAACGAAACTCTGCGAGTATCTCGTTTAGAACACCGTATGCAGTTCCCTGTAAAACTCTTCCTAAATTAAATTTGGGCATTAAATCATCTTCCTTGAATCTTTCCAAACCTCTGATGCAGTGGCTTTGGAGAATCTTTGAACTGGTAATAATGTTGCAACTGTAAACTCATCTGCATCTACTCTACGAAATCTTGATTTAACTTTACCAGCAAGATATCTTTTTATTGTTGGTCTAATAAGTCTTACTCTTTTTAAGTTTTGATAATTTACATTTAATCTTGTAGACTCATCAAACTTTGTGTTGTTACTAAAGTCTACTAATCTATCTAGTAGTTTCATTCTTAATGGTATTGGTAGATAGTGTAGATTAATTCCTAAGAACCCATCATTATAATTCTCTAATGGCAACACTAGTGGAAACCTATCGTAATATGGTAATTTCTTTTTTAACTTTGGGTCATAGAAAAACATATTCAATCGACCAAAGAAAGGTCTTGTTGCTTGTTTACCATCTCTGATTAAATCTAACGCACCAGGCTTACCAAATTCTTTGATTTTATCTCTATACCAGTCTGTTGATTTTGGTCTACCTTTAGCTGCATCTACTACACTTTTAATGTATTTACTTGGAACGGCCATCTAATTTCTTTCTGTTTTCCATGTGTATTTCGTCTATATCATACTTAGATTGACCATGATACTCTACTGCGTAGTGATTGTCAACCATAAACTCATTAAGTATTACCATTCTATCAAGGTGTGGTTCGTGTACTTTAAACTTACCAAGTACCCTTCCAAATTTACCTGTCTTATCTTTTTCTGTAATAAGTATCTGCATAGAACCAATAGGCATTAAAGTTAGAACTAACTTTTTAGCCATCATACCATACTTCTTTTCTTCTAAATCTCTGGTTCTACTTTCTGGTGTATCTATACCATATAACCTAACACGTTCTTTGTGTAACCACACACCGAACCCTAAGTCGATATCTACATCAACTGTATCACCGTCAATTACCTTGACTATTTTACATCTGTATTCGTACATAATACTATTTATACTTCGGATTGAGATGGTCTTCAGTAAGTATCTTAAATTCCATACCTCTGTTCTGACACCAATCTATTGCAGATTTCCATTTAGCNTGATTAATACCCCAAGTCTTTACTTCATTNTACCATTTGCGTGTGCGTTTCTTTGGTGTTTTNANAGGTTCTTTACACTGATGTTTAGGTTTGACCTCGATAAGAAACTTCTTGACACCACCTGTAGTTTGTTCTATCTTGATATANAAGTCTGGGAAGTATCGGTGCATTTTACCGTCCCAAGGCGACCTGTAGGGAACGATTATTTCNTCACTACCCCACTCTACAACTTTATCATTTTTATCACAATAGACCATAAACTTAAGTTCCCACGAAGAACGGTAGACAACCTGTGATGGGTCACCCTTATACTTCTTTGGGTTTTTTGGAATATATTTACCTTTGTATGTCATGTCGACTAAATACCTTCATAGGAGTATTTATACATGGCTATAGATTTCGCAAAAGGTATCGCAACCACAACAGTTAATAATGGATTAAGAAAAGTTGCTGGTAATCTACCAGGCTTACTTGGTAAGATTAAAGGTAGACAAGGTGCAAGAGATAGTTCTGATTTAAAAAATTTAGAGAGTGCAAAAGTTTCAGGGGTTAGTCCTAAATTATTACAGTTTCCTTCAGATATTGATTCAGACCCAGGCGTTGGTAATCATGGACATTACATTATTTTTTACATCAATGAGTTTGAAAAGACAAAATTAAAATTTAGTGATGTCATACCAGACGAAGGTAAACAAAATTTAAAAGAAGCAGAACAGGAAATGGGTTTACCAGATAAAACAAATCAGACAAAAATGCAAGGTGGAAAACCTGTTTCTATTCCAGAAGCAAAATTAACTAATCAAGGTGGTAGTGTTCAGTATGATTCTAAGAATTTTGTTACAATGGAAAGAGCGAATAATCAATTTAAAGATGATACTGTTATTCAAAAAAGACCAGGCTATGGTTATGCACAAATCAATCATAATTCAGATTTAAGTAATACTAACAATGAAACTAGTTCTTATACATCAGGAACAAATTCAAAGGAAACCCTTACACCACAAACAAAAGCAATTCAAAATGCAATGGAAAATAATGTTAGAGTGACTATGCCATCTAGAAAAAGATTAGATACTGCAATCGCATTATATATGCCTGCACAGGTTCAGGTGACATACGGTGCAAAATATAATGATACAGAAATTAGTGCGTTAGCTGGTGCAGTAGGACAAGCAATTGGTGATATGACTGCTGGTGCTGGTCTGTCAGACACATACAATAAAGTTATACCTATGGTCACAGAGGGATTACAAAAGAAAGCACTATTAATGGGTGCAGATTTACTTGATGGTATAGGTATCAGTGGTGCAAGAGAAGCAGTTGAAATAGGTAGGGCTGAAGTAATTGCAGACAGAATGCAACTTGCATTTAAGGGTGTTGACAGAAGGTCATTTCAATATACCTTTAAAATGATACCAAGAAACTCAAGAGAAGCAGATGAAATTAAAAAAATAGTAGCTGCATTTAAATTCAACATGATGCCAGAATACAAGGAGGGTACAAAAAGAGATACACTCAACTATCCAGCAACATTCAATATTGAGTATCATTATAAAGGTAAAGAGAATACATATCTAAACAGAGTGTCGGAGTGTTTTCTTGAGAATGTTCAGGTATCTTATGGTGGTGATAGATACAAAACATTTGACCCACATAATAGTGAAGGTGCTCCACCTGTAGAAACATCAGTAACACTTGCATTTAAAGAGATTGAAATTATGCATAGAGAAAAAATTATGGACGGTTTTTAATGTATTTCAAAAGTTTTCCAATAATACCATACGATTCTGTTGGTGATTTACAATTTAAAGATGTAACTAATCTTTTACGAAGAGTAGGTCTTAGAGCTAAATTAAAGAGTAATACATCTCTTTATGATACCTATGATGTAAAAGAAGGTGAAACACCAGAGATGGTTGCATTTAAATTGTATGGTGATTCTGAACTACACTGGATTATTTTAATTTTAAATGATATCACAGATAGGTATCATCAATGGCCTATGAACTTTTCTCAATTTAACGAATACTTAAATGACAAATACAGTAATCCAGACGGAATACATCATTACGAAACCACACAAAGTTCTGGTGATACTAAAGTTAAAATACAAATAGAAAATGATGTTGATGAAGATGCGTATACAGGTCTAACCCCTGTTACAAATCGTGAATATGAAGAAAGTGAACAAGATGCTAAAAGAACTATAAGATTACTTGACCCATCATTTGTTGACCAATTTGTAGACGAATACAAAAAATTAATTAGTGAAACAATAATCTAATGCCAGTACAATATGCAGGCGAGTATAAACTACTAGAGTGTAAACTAATGTCATCAACAGGTGCAGTTGCACGACTTGATGATAAAGTTATATCTTTTCAAATTTATGAGAATATGTTTTCACAATCACTGATTGCATCTTTAACTATAATTGATAACACTAATATGGTTATGAAAATGCCTATCATTGGACAAGAATTTGTCGCACTAAGAATAGAAACACCAGACATAGGAGAGTTAAATTTTACTGATAATGTATTTGCAGTTACAGGTGTAAAGGCTAGACAAGACGTTAGTAATGATACTCAATTATATGATTTAAATTTAGTGTCAACAGAATCACTAAGAAATTCAAGAACAAGAGTATCAAAATCATACTCTGGTTCAATATCTCAAACAGTAGTTAATATATTAAGAGATGAAAATTTAATTGATACAAATAAAGATGTATTTGTTGACCCAACTAGTGGTTCAAGAAAATTTGTTGCATCTAATTCAAGACCTTATAGGTTTATAAGAAATATAACAAGAGAAGCTGTATCTAAAGTTCATGGAGGTTCACCACATTATTATTTTTTTGAGAACTGTAAAGGTTTTCAGTTTAGATGTTTAGATGGTTTATATAAATCACCCTCAAAAGGAACTTTTGTTGCAGACTCAGAATCTTTGTCAGATACAAAGAATGGTGATAACATAGAAAAAGATTACAGAAGAATTATATCATTCGCAATATCAAGAACAAACGATACTTTAATAACAAGTATGGGTGGAATGTTAGGCTCTAATTTAATAAAGTATAATATATTTAACAAGAATTATCAGGAGTATGATTTCAATTACTTTAACAACTTCAATAAACATGGTAGAATAGATAAAAATCCTATATATAATAACACCTCTATTGATAGAAGGAGTAAAACTATGGGAGATTTTTCATCTTCTAGAATACATCTACACCCCACATCAAACAACGGTACACATGACACACAGTTCTATGACGAAGACATAGGATACAATCACGCAGATAACAGTGTAGAACAGTGGTTACAATCATTAAAATCAAAGAATCTAGAACTTAATGGTGGATTAAATGTTCAAGTTAAAGTTCATGGATATAGTGAATTAGCTGCAGGAGATATGGTTAATTTAGAGTTTCCAATCACAGGAACAGACCATGATAATGAACAAGTGGATACCATCTACAAGGGTAATTTTTTAGTAACACAATTAAAACACGACTTTGACCAATCAGAAAGACAACATAGAATTTTGATGAGTTGTGTAAAAGATTCAACACCATTTAAATTTAAAAACAGTAAATCCTCAGAAGAGCCTAGAGGTAAGAGGGGTAAAAATTATGTCCCTAGTTATAATTAAAAAGGAGACTCGTACAAAATAATTCATATTATTATATAACATAACCCAAATGGAGAAATACATGAAGAAGAACATGAAAAAAGGTAAAACTAGAAAT